GACAGGGTCGCCAGCGTCATCGCTAGCGCATAAACACAGACGGCAGTTAAAGTAATTCGCATTGCAGTTCTCTTTCTTTCCAAGTAGTTGGGTTGTTGCGTGAATTAATCCGAGTTGCCATCTCCTTCGGCGGCGTTCCGGTGTCCTTGTAATTTCTTGCCACGTTGACAGAATCAGCAGATGCTAAAGGGTATTCAGATCCTCCAAGATTAAGCATTCGCAGGCCATGCACCCACGGTAGAAACCGTCGTTTACAAAGTGCGTTAAAAGCTTCGTCCATCCTCGCGCACCACGATTGCGATCCAATCTGCCAATACTGTGCGGTTGAGCCAATGCAGATTTTTGGGTACTCGTCAGCCAACTCAAGCAGGTAGTCAATTGGCAGGCCCATATGCCACACAGGGGCGCTCAATTCCTTTGGGTGCGGCCATTGCGTACGCATTGCCCGTTGCTGCTCTACAGGGCCATCTATTACGTCAGGGATAACCGCCCAGTGCGGGTGTCCAATCCGTTCCCCTGCCCATTCTGTAAATCCGGCAATGTCAAACGGTGCATTGTTTGTAAACGCAGAAAACGCGCCGTTATCCAGCATCACAGACTGCCCGATTTCAAGGCATATTTTAATGTCGGTCGGCGTCCAAAACGACACGCAAAAGTTTTCCCCGCGCATCGTCATCAACTGGGCGCGAGGTGTAAGCGGTGTGCCGTGGTAATGAATCATTTCTGCTTCAACGCCTTGCGTACCTCCGGGAGCGCCTGTGCTGCCCGTCGCTCACACCATGCGAGATCGTCACCGGGTTCGCGGGTTGCATCTCCGATGTCTGCAAGTGCCGCCTCCGCCGTTTTTAGCGCGTTCCGCAGCGCAACGTTGTCCGCAGCACTGATAACGGCGGCGTAATCAATAGCCGCGTCCATTCGGCATACGGTTACAGTGCCGAGATCCGTCAGCATCTCGAATGTCGGTGGCAGTGGTACTGTCATGTTGTCTCTCCTTCAATTTTCATAGCGCGGATTGCCGCAGCACAGTTTGTCGCTCCGCCGTGCATACCCTCGTAAAGCGTTATTCCGGCGGGGGTCAAAAGCGGTTTACGGCGCTCACTGGCAGCGTCTTCTGCCCCCGCATCGCACACCTGTGCAGCAGCCTCCAGCGCCGCCCTTGCAGCGGCGATCTGCATTACCCGCATGGTTGCTATCTCGGCATCCGTCCAGCGGTACGTGTATGGATTGGGGTGACCCGGCAGCGGTGGCAGCTTCATCATGGTGTCTCTCCTTCAATCTTTATGGCGCGGATGATGGCTGCACACACAGGGTCGATGCGCCCGAGGTATCCATCAGACACCGCCGCAGCCGCAGCCTCCAGCGCACACCGAGCCACTTCGATATCACGAACACGTAGTTGGTGCGGCAGGTAAGGCCACTGTGCGTTCAAGTGATCTGGCAGTGGGGGTAGTTTGATCATGGTGCCTCTCCCTCAACCGCAGCAGTCAGTCGGCGCAATGCCGCTTGCAGATGCGCCTCGCTCACTGTCGTCGCGACAAACCAGAGCCCGGTGTCATACGATTGCTCGTCTGCAATGGTTCTTGCTGCCGATGTCCGAATTCGCTCTTCGGGCCGCGTCTCGCGCCCTTGGTAGGGCATGTGGTCGAGCGTGTCGAGCGATGCCTTGCGCTTTTTTTCAAAGCCACTCATTGATATTCCTCCCGGCGTTTGTTAAGTCTTTCAATCTTTGCTAAGTTGTACGCCACCACCGACTGCGCGTACTCCACGGCTTCCTCTGCTTGCAGCTTGGACAAGTGCGCCTCCGCCAGGCCTAACGCAACCATTTGCAGCGGTGTAGGCCGCTTGAATAGGTCTAATAATTTTTTCATGTTGTTGCATCCAATCTTGATCATCTTTTTCTTGCAGTTCAAAGACTGCTTGTCCTATGCGGCTCATGGTGTGTTTCCTTGTTTGAGCAGTTCCATCCTTTCTCTGTTAGTCCGCAAAGTGCAGTAGCGTTGATGGATACGCTCCAGCATGGACACCCGTTTGTGTTTGTTGCGCTCTTCGTTAAGCAAGGCCAGCAACTCTGCCTCGTTGTAGTCAGGCAAATTACTCTGAAACTTTCGCCAAGTAAGCATTAATCTTCCCTTCAAGTTCTGTGATCCTTGCAGTCACCTTGTTATAAGCCCGACTCGCACTGTTGTGCGTCCGGGTACGAATAGCCAGTTCAGCCTGCGCTGCCCTGAGCTTTGCCCTGAGTTGTGTAAGTTTGTTCATGTTCTAAAGTTTATCACCGTTTTATTGTTTGTCACTATTTCTTTTCAGCATCATTGCTGAAGCAGATCCGTCGTCAATCACAATCCAGCCGTTCTCATGGGGTTCAATCAACTTGGCGTCAATCAGTTTGTTGATGTACGGTGCCTTGCCATCAATCAAATTTCTCCTTGATCCAGCGGCAACTGACTTGGGAAATGCTGCAAGGCCATTGGTAACTGCGTAGTCGCGCATTACGGATTGCGTTATGTATGGCGCACCACCACGGTCTTCAGCACCAGAGCCCCACCATGCCTTTTCAAAATCTGTAAACATCTCGCCATCGCTCTTTTGCTTGGACTCTGGCACCTCGCCCTTAACCACTACCGCGCTGGTAACCTGTTCGCCGTCCTCATCCAGCCAACCAGGTATCGGGACCGACAAAAGATCAACGTAAACCGGCGCGGCCATTTCTGCGTCTTTGCTCTTGCGCTGCACAATCTCAATAGACTTGTCAGCCTTGGCAGGCACCACGCTAATTTCAATGTCTAGTGCGCCACGCCATGCTGAACTGCCTCGCGCCCGGTGCTGGGCTTCCTCTGATACGCCTGTGTGGTGGACTAGGATCACGGTGCAGTCGAACTCCAGCATGAGTGCCGCGCAAGCGTCTAGCATGGTCTTGGCGTCCTGTGCGCTGTTCTCGTCCCCAGCCATGAATCGGTGCAGGGTATCGACAGTGATCACATCCGGTTTGATCTTCAGCGCCCTCACAGCCTCGACCACTTTCAGGTATCCGGCACTGGTGTTGAGGTCTACACCGGACTTGCTGACCCACATATTTAAACTGCTGACGCCGTTATGGTGCTTCCATGCTGCAATACGACTTCGCAAACCATGATGCCCTTCGCCAGCCAGGTACACCATGTTGCCGGGTCTGATCTTGTGGCCGAACCATGTCGGCTTGCTGGCTGCAATGTGCAGCATCCAATCTAGCGTAACAAAGGTCTTACCGCCGCCACTAGGGCCATGCACCATAACCAATGCCTTGTCCTGTATCCAGTGCTTCACAAGCCACGCAATCGGCGCTGGCTGCGCTGAAAACCCGTCTGCATGGATAAGGTAGTCCGTAGGCACAATCGGCTTGAGCAACAACGCTAGGTCATGTCCAGCCTGAACGTAATCATTGGCGTCACCCGGCACTGGCGGTGTTGTCATGCGAACCCCATACTTGGCGCTGGCCTGCTCTGCGTAGCGCTGCCCCACTCCGCTTGCGTCATGGTCGGCAACAATGCAAATGTCAATCGCTGTATGCGCTGCCTTGAGGATGCCGGTCACCGGCACAAGGTTGCTGGCGCTGTATGCCACCGCGCAGGGCTTGCCAGTTGTCTCTGCTATGGTCGCGGCAGTGGCAAAGCCCTCTGCAATGTAGAGCGTATCGGCGTCATCCATGCTACCCACCGTCCAGTACATACTGCCGGTCTGACCGCCTGGGTGATAGAGTTTGCCGCCTTGGTGGTCTATGTACTGGATGCTGGAGAGTTCGCCGTCCGAGTTGTACAGTGGCACCATCAACCTGCCGTCACCTGTGATTCTTGCGCCGTGCGGCTTGATGCCCTTGCGTTGCAAATATGGATGTTCTGGGCTTGCTGCGCCGGCCTGCGACCATATAAGGTCAACGGTGTTTGCGGCAACCTCTCGGGTCTTTGCTTGCTCTGCATCGCGTTGCGCCTTAGCCTCTGCCAATCGGCGGGACTGCGCCATTTCTTCTACCTGCGTCAGGCTTCTGCCTATCTGTGCTTTCCAAGTCAACTCGACTCCTGATCGCCAACACCCAAAGCGCCCTGCTGGTACGCCATCAGAAAATGCAATGTACCAACCGGGTTTGCTATGGCCTGCCTCGCCCTTGGTGCCACTCTGAAAGCGGTGCAGCTTGCCGTCAAGGTGAATGATGTCCGGTGGCTTCAAGCCTGCGCCAAGCATGGCGTCTTTAAGCTGTGTTTCGGGGGCGTCTACGTGTTTGGGTGCTGGTGGGAACCACTCGCCACCAAAGATACTTACTAGGTCGGCCATCTTTTTTAATCTTTCGTCAAAAAGTTGTTGACACTGTATCACGCCATCGTGTTAAACTGCAAGCACGCTTCGAACTGAGTCCAGACGGAAGCGCAACCAGAAGGAGAAAGCCACATGGCTATTTCGTTGAAACGCACCAGCGGCTTAAGTGCCAATGGCGTGAAGCTGCTTGTCTACGGGCAAGCAGGATCAGGTAAGACAAGCCTGATAAAGAGCTTGCCGAACCCGGTCGTATTGTCAGCGGAGGGGGGGTTGCTGTCCATTCAGGACGCTGACTTGCCCTATATTGAGATTGCATCAATGGAGGACTTACGCGAGGCTTACAGTTGGGTGCTGGAGTCCGAGTACAAGAGCGTGGCGTTGGATAGCATCTCGGAGATTGCCGAGGTTTGCCTGAACCATGAGAAGAAGGTCAACAAAGACCCCCGCGCTGCTTACGGCGCAATGCAGGAGCAAATGGCCGACATCATCCGGGCATTCCGGGACATCCCCGGACGCCACGTATTGATGACTGCCAAGCTGGAGAAGACCCAAGACGAAATGGGCCGGGTGCTGTACAGCCCATCCATGCCAGGCAACAAGACCGGCCAGGCGCTGCCCTACTTCTTTGATGAAGTGCTGGCGCTGCGTGTTGAGAAGGATGCCGAGGGCAACACCCAACGCGCTTTGATGTGCGACTCTGACGGGTTGTGGCTGGCTAAGGATCGCTCTGGCAAGCTGGCTGCGTGGGAAGCCCCTGACCTTGGCGCAATCATTGAGAAGATTGGCGGTGCGGCATGAAACGCTCAATGGAGTTTTTTTATAGCCGCGCCACAAGCATTTCTGCCTTTGGTGCAAATGAAGATGCCCCGGCAAGCCTGCTGGTTAACGCTAGCCCACCGGGCGCGACGATAAGCCTGCATTTGACTATCTTGCAGGCCGAAGAGTTGCGGGACATGCTTAACAAAGCGTTGGTATGGATCAAAAACGAAATTAAAGAGGAGACACTGGCATGAACACTATTTATCAACGCTGGCTTAACGCCAAGAAATTGGAAGCCGCTGCGGTGGCCGAGCGCCGCGAACTTGAAGACGAAATGGTTAAAGAGTTCTCACTGCCCAAAGACCTCGACGGCACTGTCAACCAAGAGGTTGACGGTTACAAGATCAAGATTGAAGGCCGCATCAACAAGAAGATTGACGCCGACAAGTTGCAAGTTCTGGCGTCGGAGGCCGGTTTGTCTGAACACTTGTCAAGCCTGTTTCGCTGGAAGCCAGAAATCAACGCACGGGTCTGGAACGCCGCCTCTGACGCCGTGACCGCGCCGCTGCTCGGTGCTATTACGTCTACCCCCGGACGCCCCACTTTCACAATTACTAAGGAGTAAACATCATGGCATTTTTGGATGAAGAGTACAGCGTTGACACGCTGCCCCAAGGCACCAGCAACTTTGAGCCACTGCCGGAGGGTTGGTACAACGCCGCCATTACCGGCGCGGAGATCAAGCCCACCAAGGCGGGTGACGGCAAGTACATCGCCTGCAAGTACACCATCACCGGCCCATCGCATCAGGGCCGGGTGATCTTTGGCAACTTGAACATCAAGAACGCAAGCACCAAGGCCGAGGAGATTGGCAGGCAACAGCTTGGCGAAATCATGCGGGCCATTGGCCTGGCTAAGGTCAGCGACACCGACCAGTTGATCGGCGGCAACCTAGGCATCAAGTTGATTGTCAAGACTGGCGAGTACGCCGGGAATGAGGTCAAGGGCTACCGTGCCATTGGTGGTGTGGCCCCGGCTGCTGTGGCACCGTTTAAACCTATGGGTGCTGTTGCTGGTGCGCCTGCGGCACCGGCCAAGTCTGCGCCACCTTGGGCGAAGAAATAAGCAAAAAAAAGACCCCGCTGATTAAGGCGGGGTCAATCCAACTTAGGAGCAACACACATGAAAATACCAGAGCCCGAGGTTACCATAAGCGGCTTGATTGACAAAGCCCATGAGGCAAGGCTAGAGAAGCCCCGCGCCCATATGGGTTGCAGCACTCTCGGCCACCAGTGCGAGCGCTCGCTCTGGCTGTCGTTTCGTTGGGCAGTGCAGGAACAGTTCAAGGGCCGCATCTTGCGCCTGTTCCGGCGTGGTCAGAACGAAGAATCCACCATCATTAGCGACCTCCGCGCTATCGGCATGAGCGTGAGCGGCACCCAGCGCCGGGTGGACTTTGGTAGCCATGTGTCGGGTAGCCTAGACGGCATCGGTAAGGGTGTGCCCGGCGCGCCAAAGACAGAGCATGTGCTGGAATTCAAGACCCACAGTCTCAAGTCGTTCAACGACCTAGAAAAGCATGGCGTGGCAAAGAGTAAGCCCATGCATTACACACAATGCCAAGTCTACATGCATGGCACCGACCTGAAACGCGCCCTGTACGTTGCCATCTGCAAAGACGACGACCGGATCTACACCGAGCGCTTGGAGTACGACAAAGACCATGCGGTGAAGGCTATCGACAAGGGCCAGCGGCTGGCGCTGACTGACCGCTTGCCACCACCTATCAGCACTGATCCGACATGGTTTGAATGCAAGATGTGTCCGGGCCACGACTTCTGTCACGGCAGCAAGACCACCAAGCAAGTCAATTGCCGTACCTGCGCCCACATCACGCCATTGTCTGACAGTACATGGCAT